TTTAACAGTTATCAAAATAACTTCTATACAAACATGGCACTTAACGAAATGTTTCTTGACTCTGCCGTCCTCAAGAACTCAATTGTTTCTCATGCTAAAGAATTAAATTATATTCCTAGATCACGTAAATCTTCTAAGTGTGTTTTAAACTTACTCTTAACTCTTCCTGGTGAAGAGCTAGGATCTCAAACTGCACCTGCCACAATTACTATTCCTAGATACTTTTCTTTATCTGCTACTCACCAGGGTGAAAGTTATAACTTTGTTACTGACCAAACATATACAGCAAAAAGAACAGCACCTGGTATATATCAAGCAGATAGTGTTGAAATGTTTGAAGGTGAAATGCTACAGAGTTTCCAAAGAGAAGGATTTATTGTAGACGCTGATGGAGTATTAAGAGTTTATTTAACAAACAACGAAGTGGATACTGATTCTATTGTTGTGTTTGTTGATGCTGAAGCAACCGACGATGCAAACGTATTCACAAGAGCAAATACCATTTATGGTGTTCAGCCTGAAGATAAAGTATTTTATTTAGAACCTTATCTCGATGATCGTTATTCAATTTACTTCGGTAAGAATCAGTTTGGTTTACAACCACAAGAGTTTGAGGATGTAAGAGTAAGATATAGAATCTGTTCTGGTGCAGAGCCAAACGGAGCAGGAAGCGGTGCAAGTGGAAAGAATGCGTTTGGTAACGGAACAATTGATATAGAACAAGGTACAGTAACAGTATCAGTAGGACAAGTTGTTCAATCAGCTGCAGGTGGTCAAGAACGTGAATCAATGGAAAGCATTCGTTACTTTGCTCCTAAAGCATTACAAGTTCAAGAAAGAGCAGTTACAACAAAAGATTACGAAGTATTATTACAACAAGCATTCCCAGAAATTTCTGCGGTCTCTGCTTACGGTGGTGAACAATTAGATCCTCCTCAATATGGAAGGGTTGCGATTTCTGTTTACTTAAATGATGATACACAAATCATCTCTTCAACATTATCTAATTCTTATCTTGCTTATTTAAGAGAAAGGGCTCCGTTAGGAATTGAGCCTATCTTTAAACAGACCCAATTCTTATATGCTGATATTAATCTTACTGTGACATATACGAAAAAGAATACAGAAAAGAATGCTGATGAATTAGAATCTTTAGTAAGAACAGCAATTGCGAAATATTCAGATGACAATCTTGAAGGATTTGATAAATCTCTAAGAGTATCAAAACTGTCAAGTATTATTGATGGATTGGATGCAGGTATTGTAAGTAATGAAATGTCTATATGTCCAATTATTGAATATTCTCCACCACTCAATTTTAATACAAACCCAACATTTAGATTTGAAACTAAACTCGTTAAGCCTTATCCTTATAAAGCTGCGAATGGATTTACAAGTTACAAGCCTGCTATTAAGTCGACTCCATTTGACCAAGACGGTACTTGCGTATTCTTCCAGGATGATGGTAATGGAAACATTATGATTATTACTGATGAGGTAACTAATCCGCAAGTTTTAAATCCAACCGCAGGTACAGTTGATTATGAAAAGGGTGAAGTTAAATTAACTAATTTTAAAGTGGAATCATTTACAGGTAGTGCAATTAAAGTATCGGCGAAAACAGTAGAGGCCGATGTAAAAGCTCCACAAGGACGTGTGTTTATATTAAGAGATACAGATATTAAAGTTGTAATGGATTTAGAAGAATTCCAAACACCGATTGCTACGCAGTCGGCAACGAATCCTCCTAGCACAACAACTACATCGAGCTATTAATAAGAGAGAAGAATAATGCCTCAGGGTGAAATCGAAAAAAATATATCGCTTTTTATTAAGCGTCAATTCCCTGCCATTTATAGGGAAGATGGACCTGAGCTTGTTCAATTAGTAGAAGACTATTATAAGTGGTCTGAAACAGCAACAAATCAACACGTCTATCAACAAAGAAGATATTTTGAAACAAGAGATGTAGATACTACTTTGGAGAGTATGATTATATTCTTCAAGAAAAAGTTTCTTGCTGACCTTCCTCTTAAATCTGATATCATCAAATTCATTATTAAGAATATCCTTGACTTATATAGGTCAAAAGGTACTGCTCGTAGTATTGAATTGTTCTTTGCTATTTTCTATCAAGAACATGATATTGAAATTATATACCCATCAGAAAGAATGCAAAAAGTTTCTGATTCTGATTGGAAGCAAGGTGTATATTTACAAATGTTTCCAAACAATAATTTCTTTTTATCAAAATCAGGTAAAGAATATACTTACTTTGATTTATTAGCTCGTAATATAGAAGGAAGTATTACAAAAGCAAAGGCATCAGTAAGGTCAATTAACTTCTTTATTTTAAATGGTGTAAAAACTCCTGTGATGTATCTTGATGGAATTCAAGGTTCATTTAAAAAGTACGAAGACATTCTTTGTAATATTAATGGAGAGGTTGTTGCTTTTGGTAAAACGAATGGATCATTATCAAAGTTTACTGTCGTTGAAAGAGATTCAAGAAAGAATGCAGCAGGTAGAAAAGTCGGTGAAATCTTTGATGTATTACAAAAAGATGGTTATGCTGGTAAAGCAATCGTAACAAAAGTAACCGATGAAGTATCTGGGCAAATAGATTACGACCTAGTAGATGGCGGATACGGTTACACAATTGATAATACGAGATTAATAGTTTCTGACCAAGTTATCATTCTTGATAATAGTGAAGACGGATATAATCAACCATTTATTATTGGTGAAACATTAGACGACGGAAATGGAAACGAAGGTACGGTTGTAGGACAAAATTTATCTACGGTTGGTTTGAAGATGACCGCAGGTCAAGAGATTACTCCGAACTCAACCGTATCAACAAATAGAGGATCTAACGAGATAACGATTGACCTTACCGCGACAGGAAATACTTTATCTGCCAAAAACAGTTCTTCACCAGGAGACTTATATCCTGACACAAGTGATACTGATGATGTAATTGTTACAGGATTAACTGATACGTCGGTTGCTTCTGTTATAACAGACGTTATAACACCTCACTTGGCAACGGTTCTTAATGCGGCTGATTACGAAGCTAACGCTCCTATGTCAGGTACCGCTTCACCAGTTAATTTATCAACTCCAATTGACCAAGCGTTTGATATTCAAGATTTAACTATTGGAAGAATTTCAGGATTTGCCAATATCAACCCAGGTGCTGATTATAACTTTGATGTATTTGCGATTGCACAAGATTCATTAGTTAAGAATCTTGATAGAAAGAATCAGCTTGTTAAATTCAGTGATGCTGGTGATGCAGGTAGTTTCGATATTGGCGATAGAATTAAAGGTGCAACAAGTAACATCTTCGGTGTTGTTAAAGATATTAATCAAAATGCTGGTGTAGTTACAATTACACCATTTAATTATAGCGGATTAAATTCAGACGAAAATATTGTATTAGCAAACAATCCAAGTTTCCAATTTAATGTTGCTGTTATTTCAAATGATTATAATAGTCAAGAAAGATTTGGTGATAATGCAGTTATTAATGCAGAGACAGAATTTGCGATAGGAAAAGTTCAAGAAGTAAATATTTTAAACTCGGGATTTGGATATGTTGAATACGAAGTTCCTGATAATGAAATAGTAGATTTCTCAACAGGTATCGGTGAATTAAGAACGGCAAATAATGACTTTATTGCCTTTGGTATTATTGAAGCCGAAACACAAGGTAAGACAGAAGGATATTGGGCAGGACAAAATTCGCACATAAGTGGTTACAGAATACCACCAGGACAAACTGCTAATACACAATTAGAATATTATGATTCAGGAATGAGAATTCAAGATAGTGATTTCTTCCAAGAATATTCTTATCAAGTTAAATCATCTCTTCCTTTACAAGAATACGAAAAGTTATTAAAAGAAAATGTTCACCTAGCAGGTACAAAACTATTTGGTGATTTTATTTTCAAAGCATACGCAGGTGGAACAATTAAACCTAGGTTCTTAAGATTATTTAATGACCAAGGATCTGGTTCTCCATTTGATGTAGCAGAAATTACAGAGCTTAATGCGGGTGTTACTAACTATACTTCGGATAGTACATTAGTTTCAGCAGACCATGCTCCTGGAGGTACAGGCGGATTGACATTAAGTACAGGATCTGCTGGTGATTTGACACAAACAAGAAATTGGAGTCAAGGATTCCACGATTATGATGTAACAGTAGGTATGCCTTCTTCAGGTACTGGTCCTTATCCTGTAGCAATTTTATTACACGGTAATGGTGGTACAGGCTCAGGAATGGTTTCAAACTTTGCGAGTGATTTACCAGGACATATTTTAATCGGTGTTCAAGGATATGAAAATTCTTGGAACATTGCTAACGAAACTTCTAACGGACCTGACATTGAAATGTTAGAAGAATTAATTGAAACACTTAAGAGTTATAATAATGTTGATGAAACTAAGATTCGTATTGTAGGTACATCTAATGGTGGTGCTCTTGCACTAAGAGCTGCTGTTGAAATTGATGATCCTGCAGTTGACGTCATATGTTGTATGATATCGCAAACAAACGAAAGTCAATACAGAGATAGTACTTTCTGGTATCCAATAAGTCACGAATATACTGGTGATGATTGGGATCCTTATGATGGATATACAACAAGACAGACAACTATACCATCGAGAAAACTGTTATTTATGAACGGTGAACAAGATACGGTAGTTCCATTCGCAGGTAACGATCCATTTAGTGAAACCTTCGGTGTTAAATTCTTAAGTGCTGAGGAATCTGCATACAGATTTGCTCAGGCATTCGGTTGGTCTGGGTATAATATTTCACCGGCAAATCGTGATACATACGGAGCAAATAGTCAGGTAAGTAATTACGGTGATGTAATTTGGTTAAACGATGATGTAGGACACGTTGTCTCAGCAGATATGAGACGATTACTGAATAAGTACCTTGAGAACAATTACGATATAACATATTAGAATATAAATAATTAATTAAAAAATTTTTTAGGAAAGAAACGCTATGGCCAAGCAAATAATTAATATCGGTGTATCAGCGAATGACGGAACAGGCGATCCGTTACGTAATGCATTCGATAAAACAAACGATAACTTTAACTAGTTATATCTTGCATTAGGTGATGCAAATAATCCAGTCAATTTATTTGATATTAATGCA